GTAAAAGATAAATATTATGACTAAAACCTTAAAAGAAGAAATAAGAAAAATACTTAAAGAGGCTGAAGAATACGAAAACGTCTGGAGCAAACCAGTTGTTAATAGGCTCTTTAACTTATTTGACCAAAAGCTAAAAGAACAAAGAGAAGAACTCTTAAAAGAAATAAAACGATTAGTAAATAAAGGCAACGATTGGGATACGGTGATTGAAGAACTCTTAAACAAATAATATGAAAACTATGACAGTAAGCAAAGCCAAGAAACGTGCTTGGAGAGTTTTCAGTCGCTATATTCGTTTGCGGGACACAACTAAATTAGGTACACGCTGTTATACTTGTGGAAAATACTATCCGTTAAAAAGTATGCACGCAGGGCATTATATAGCAGGACACCACCCGAATAATATGTTTAACGAAATAAATGTAAACGCACAATGTCCGGCGTGTAATATATACAAACACAGCGATCCGATAACTTATAGAGAAAATTTAGTAAAAGAATATGGAGAAGAAGCCGTTAAAATGTTAGAAGCCCATAGAAATGATTTTAAGCAGTGGAAAGTATTTGAATTACTTGAGATAGAAAAGAAATATAAAGCAAAACTAAATGTGTAACGTCTGTTTTGATTGTGATGGTTGTTTGATAGACAAAGACAAGAAACTAATTCCGGCTAATGTGGAGCTTTTAAAAGTATTATCTAAAAGCCACAAGATATTTATTTGGTCTGGAAACGGTTGGAAATATGCTTATGAAAAAGTTGGCGGGGAGCTTGGGGACTGTGTAAGCGGATTTTTAGATAAATATGGTACTTTTAGACCGGATATAGCATTTGACGACAAAGAAATAGACGTTGGAAAGATTAATATTGTAATATGAAAGAAATAGCAAAACAAATAATTGATTGTTTTAAGAGTGGTGGATTTTTATTTGTGATAGGAAACGGAGGTTCGTCAGCTGAAGCTGGTCACTTTGTTGCGGAATTGGTTGGAAGATATAAGCACGAACGAAAGGCGTTGCCGGCAATTTCGCTAACCACAGATAGTGCAATTTTAACCGCCATCGCCAATGATTATGGATATGAAAAGGTCTTTACCAGACAACTTGAGGCACTGTCTAAAAAGGGGGATTGTTTAATAGCGCTGTCTACATCTGGCAAGAGCAAGAATGTATTAGAAGCGATTAAGTGGTCTGGAACACACGGATTAAAAGTGTTTGAATTAAAGAGAATTGGCACAACAACAGCCGAAATACAAGAAAACCATTTGTTTATGTTGCATAAATTAGCAGAAAAAATAGAAATGGCGTTTTTATGAAAGTAATATCAATCACGCCAACAAGGATAAGTTTTTTCGGAGGCGGATGTGATCTTCCTGTTTATTATCAGAAGTATGGAGGAATGGTCATAAACACAGCAATTAATTTAAGACAGCATATTACTTTAACCAGCGAAAGCAATGAATGGAAAATGCCGGAAAAAGCAAATAGAGGATTTTACACACAATTCTTTAATGAGTTTGGTGTTCATACATTAATGGGAATGGAAGCGACTTTTGATGGAGTAATAGAGTCTGGTTTGGGTTCTTCGGCTTCTGCTGCTACGGCACTGGTAGGTGCTTTATGTAAATTAAAAAACATCCCCATGAGTCGGATGGAAATTGCCGAGAAAGCGTGGGATATAGAAAATAACAAACTTGGTCTATATTCCGGTAAGCAAGACGTTTATGCTTCGGTATGGGGCGGCATGAACACAATATGGTTTAATCAAGACGGAACGGTTTACAGAAAAGAGATAGAAAATAGAGTTAGTAAATACTTACTTACACACACACTTCTTTTTTATTCCGGTGAGAATAGAAAAAACACAAAGATACAAGAAAATTTTAAAGAACCGTCTAGTGAACAAACCGAGGCATTACACGAGATTAAAAGATGTGCCAATTTAGCAAGAAAAACACTTGAATTTGGGGATGTCGAAAAGATAGGTTATTTATTGAACGATGCTTGGCAATTTAAAAAGAAATCCAATCCACTGGTTACAAATGAAAGAATAGATAAAATTTATGCAACGGCACAACATTTCGGTGCTTGGGGGGGTAAGTGCCTTGGGAGTGGCGGAGGGGGGTATATGATATTTATGGCAGAACCGAGAAATCACGAAAAAATAATTAATAACTTAAAAGAATTGAATTGTACACGCGTTGATTATTCTATTGATAGAAATGGTTTGGAGGTACGTGAAATATGAAAGGATTAATATTATCGGCTGGAATTGGATCAAGATTGCGACCATTAACTTATCTATATCCGAAACCGATGGTTAAAGTAAACGGAAAACCAATACTTGAACAATGTGCTGATTATCTGAATTATTACGGAGTTAAAGAAATATTTGTGAATTTACATTATAAGCCGTTATCAATAATGAAATATTTTAAAGATAGATTTATGTATATCTATGAAAACGAATTATCCGGTGAAGAGGGTGCAATTCAAAAATTGATTAAGGTTTGTCCATCAGTTTTAGAAGATTACCTGGTAGTTATGAATGGAGATACACTAACCGATTTAAAACTAGACGAAATGTTTAAAGCATCAAATGGAATAAGCACGCAAAGCATGGATGGCGTGGTTTATACCGGCATTAAAGTATTGTCTCCGGAATACTTAAAAGGTAAAGATAATAGGATGTGGAAGTATGCCTGCAATTGCAATTGGATGGATTGTGGCACATTCAAGGGATTGAGGAGTGCAAGAAAACTATATGAAACAAAATCTGGTTCAATATAGCAAAAGAAATGCAAAAACAATTAATAATTTGCCCAACATGTAACTCTGTCGGAACAAAGGCCGTCTTAGGTGAAATGACATCCGAAGGCAACTTCAGGATTATGCGGTTTCACCGAAGCTATACTGATGTATTTGGTAAAGACTTCGGTGTAAAGTGCGGTAATTGCGGCGAAAATGTTTTTATTAGAAAGGAAAGTGTATTAACACAAATTAATATTTCAAGTTTCGTCTTAGGTACATTGGAAACTATATGATTAAAAGTAAAATAAAAGAAATAATTAAATTATACAAAGACGGAATAAGTACAATTCATTTGGAAGAAATATGAAAGAAGTTATTGCTTGTAGCGGATCAAGTGGCTTTTTAGGGAGTCATTTGTCGGAACGTTTGGGACAATTTGAAAAATTAGGTAGAGATGGTTATATACCACCGAATGTGGATGTTGTGTTCGATCTGGCGAGCTTTGGGAATATGGTTTATCAAACTGATGTTAAAGAAATTTATAAAGCTAATTTGATGCGTGTTATAGATTCGGTTAAACTTTTAGACAACAAACAAAAATTTATATATATTTCTACTTCAAGTGTTTTACTTCCGGTTCAAACCCCATATTCTTTAAGTAAAAAGGCGACTGAAGAATATCTGAAGATTTGTGGCAAGAGAGTGGCAAGCGTGCGCCCGTTTACACTTTGCGGGGTTGGCGAGCAAGAAGAACATTTAATACCAAAACTTATTGATTCTTGTTTAAACGGTACTGAAATGCCATTTGTCCAAGAATCCGTACATGATTTTATAGATGTAGATGATTTCGTTGATGCACTTTTACTAATAAAGGATAACGGTTTGTTTGAAGGTGAGATTTATGAAGTTGGAAGCGGTAAACAATATTCAAATTTAGAAGTTTTGGAAATGGTCAACGAAGCCACCGGAAAGAACGCAAACATAAGGTTGGTTGACAGTATGCGAAGTTATGATACAAAGGAATGGAAATCGAAAAATGAAAGAATTTATAGTTTGGGGTGGGAACCAGAGAAGAATTTAGAACAAACCATAAAGGAAATGGTTGAATATGCAAAGCAAGTTTGATTATTTTACTGAACAAGAAAGAGATGCTAGAAAAGCACTTTCAAGATGGCAAGCACATTTAAAAGAAGTGAAACAAAACGATTTTGATGACCCAAATATTAAAAGAATAAATAGAATTATTGGTTTAATAAGTGATGAAATAAATATATGGCGTAAAAAGAAAGAATATGAGCGAGCTAGAACAAAAAATACTTGAAATATCAAAAAGTTTAAAAGATACCATACAAAATATGGTTAATTATGAAAGAACAAGACTTAAAAAATAAAATAATTAAATACAGCTACGAGCATCAAATGACGCATTTGGGAAGTAACCTAACGGCGGTCGGAATTATCCAGGAAATATACGAAAAGAAAAAACATGATGATAAAGTGGTGATTTCGGCAGGACATTATCATTTAGCACATTCTGTTGTTGCCGGATTAATTCCTGGTGTTCATTGCGATAAAGAGTTGGGATGTGATATTTCAACTGGAAGCCTTGGCATGGGAATTTCTATATCAGTCGGATTAGCACTTGCGGACAGAACAAAAAATGTTTGGTGTTTAATTTCAGATGGTGAAGCATCAGAGGGTGTAGTTTTTGAATCTTTAAGAGTTGCACAGGAGCAAAACTTAACGAATTTAAAAGTTTATTGTAATGCTAACGGATATGGGGCTTTTAAAGAGATTGATGTAGATTTACTTGAGAAACGGCTTAATGCTTTTTTTCCAGTTAAGGTTATAAGAACGCACACTGAAGGATTGGCGGATCATTACCGCCTAGTTACTGAAGAAGAATATGGAAAGATTACAAACAAGTGAATATCACAATTCAATGCGTGGTTTTTTTGCTGGGAGTTTGTATAACCACATGATTGATTGATATTGAAACAGTACGGAATGTATGATAACATATTTATGTGCAAAAGAATGGATGGTTTATTAAATGTAAAAAGTGCGGAAAAGCGAGATATGTTACTCCATCATTGGTTAAACAAGGTCGGGGAATTTATTGTTCAGCGTCTTGTAGGAGTAAAGACGCTGTTTATGCAATGCTTAAGGTTCGTGGAAAGAGATGGAATGAGAAACATAATAAACAATTTAAAAAACTTCGCAAATATCAACTTTCCGATGAAACTCATCATCCAAGATGGAAGGGAGATCTGGTTGGGTACTACGGAGTACATGATTGGATTACAAAACATTATGGTCAACCAAAAAGATGTATGGTTTGTGGGATGTCTGATGAGAAGAAAAAATATCATTGGGCAAATCTTAGCTACAAATATAAAAGAGACATAGGGGATTGGAAACGAATGTGCGTTTCTTGTCACAGTAAATATGATTACGCAAGAAAGAATAAATAACTGGAAATTATATCCAAGCATGCGGGGGGTGTTCGGATTTGAACTTTACAAACAAATGGCCAAAAATAAAGATATTTGGTTAGTAGTTGGAGATTTGGGCTACGGTTTATTCGATGCACACAGAGAGGATTTTCCTAATCGGTTTATTAATGTAGGTGCCGCCGAACAAACAATGGTTGGTGTTGGTGTAGGACTAGCAGAAATGGGAAAGATACCGATATGTTATTCAATAACACCATTTTTGCTTTACCGGCCATTTGAAACTATACGCAATTATGTTAATAGAGAAAAGATACCAGTTAAGTTAATAGGAAGCGGAAGAGATAAAGATTATTTAGATGACGGATTTAGCCATTGGGCGGAAGAAGATAAATACATAATGAACGGATTTAAAAATATATGGTCAAGATGGCCTGAAACAAAAGAAGAAATACCTGAACTTGTAAACGAGATGTTAAAGATTAAGAAACCGTTTTATATCAATTTACAAAGATGAAAGAGAAAGAAGTCACAAAAGGATTTATGAAAACAATACATATTCATTATCACAATCCAGACGGTTGGTTAATGAAGAAGTTGTATAAAGATTTCTTAAAAAATGACAATCTATGGCATTTTGTTTATTGGAGGAATGGGTGGACACACAAGGCGTTTTTAGAAGGCAGAAATTTAATAATAAGAGTAGAAGATCCAGAAGTGATGAATAAAATTACGGGATTTTTGAAAAATACTCCTGAAGTTGATTTTGAAGTTTATGATTTTCCATTCTGTCGTGGTAAATATGAATTAGGCATAAAGAGGTTAAGTTGGGAAGCGAGACATTTAGATTTGGCAAAACTTATGTTACATGTAATTTCGGAAGCTCGGATGCAATTAGGAAACGGAAGGAATTACAAAGAATTTATAGATCGTTATTTTCATATACTTTTCAACATAGGTGGGTTTAGTCATATTGAGGAACTAAGGTTTTTAATCGGAGCCGGGTACGATCGTATAGGTTTAATTGAGAATTGGTATGGAAAGATATTTAACTCTTTAAAAAAACAATCCTCTGGAAAATAAAAAAGAGTTAAAAATAATAAAGAGTTTTGTATGAAAAAAGTTTGTAAATATTGTGGAAAAGAGTATCTTTGTCCGTCAAATAGTGGCAAGGAATTTTGTGGAATAATATGTAGTTATAATACTCGCCGTAAGACACCAAAGATGTGTCAACAATGTGGTGTAGTTTTGTCAACGAAGAAAAGAAGACAAAGATTCTGTTCAGCTAAATGTATGGGAACGGCAAAGTCGGGAAAATATCCACAAAATATACCAATTAGTTATCTAAAAAAACTTAAAAGTACGACCAAAATAGTTATGTGTTGTGTTTGTGGAAAGCCATTTCCTAAGATTAAATCTCGGCGCGGAAGCAAGTCGCACTATTGTAGCGATGGGTGTCATTGGAAAGAATTTCGTGAACAGACAGATTTTAATAAACATTGTTTGACTTGTGGAAAAAAGATAGAGAGAAGAAAAGGAGAAAGTCTTTGGGAACTTAGAAGAAACAAATTTTGTAGTCGTAGATGTGCGGGTTTAATGGGGTTGAGAAGAGCTTCTGAGTTGGGTGTCTATGAACGATTATGGAATGATAAAGAAATTACTAATAAATTTAAGGAAATAAAAAATAATAACAAATACAATTCACGTTGGCTTAGGATTAATAATAAAGATATTTATTGTCAAATTAGAAGAAGGTTTGATAAAAATGCATTTGGAAGGTTTTTATATTCTATTGGAGAAGATGGCAAGTTGATTAATGACAGAATAATTCCGAGACATAAAAGAATGGCACGAAAGTTTATCAAATATTGGAAGGAAGAATTAGGGTTGCAGAGAGGTAGAGCTTTTTCGTTCTGTTATGATAGTGATTTGCCAATAGATGAATATGTTGGAATGCATCCAGATAATCCACAGGATGCATGGCAATTTTGGAATGCGAGAAAATATATGGTGGATAAAGGCATAATAAGATTATACAAAAGAGGCCATGGTAAACGTTCTGGAACGGCCGCAAGGGAAAGTGAATATATTTTACTTAAGACAAGAATATGATTAGAGCCTACATTAGACGTTCATATAATTGCAGATGTAAGTGTGGTCAAAGATTGGTGTTTAAAGATTATAAAGATGGAGGATATGTTTTTGAAATAGAGCAAACTTATAAAAACAAGGATGGATTTAAAACATTGGCAAGCGTAGAACTTACTGAAAAACAAATGGAAAATATATTAGATGGGGTTTTGAAATGAAAGAAGGTGATTATATGAAGAAGATAATAATAAGTATTTTAATAGGCATTATTCTAATTTCTGGTGGTTTATATCTCATTAAAGTAAATAAAGTTAAGAATGAACCACTACCGGAATTTGAACACCGGAACGATGAAGAACTTATTACTCCAACTATATTGCTAAGTCCGACACCAACAGCAACGGTCAAACAAAAACAAAATCTACCAACCAGTACGCCAAGTCCAACGGCATTGCCAACAGAAAAAACGGTTAGCCAACCTGTAAACAATACATATCAATATAATGTAGTGTTTCCAACTTCTGCTCTATTACCAACACCAAGACCCACGAGCATACCGGCACCAACACAGAAACCAGACAACACTGCTTTAATAGAGTCTTTACAAAGACAACTTAATTTAGTTTTGGCAAACTGCATATCACAACTGCAATTATTGTTAGATCAAACACAAACTGAAATAAACAACTTTACCGCCGAAATGGGAAGAAGGGGAATATATGGCGGCGGCGATTATGACAATGGAATACAGGCAATTAAAGACAGATACTATAATTACATTTTACCAATTCAAGTTAGATGTGATAACGATATAGCAAGTTATGAAGCACAAATAACAGCATTACAATAAAATTGACTATATAAACAAATAATAGTAATATTAGTTACTTGTAATTAAACAAGGCAGGATGATTTAGGAGCGCATCACAGTCGCTCTTTTTTTTATGGCACGTCCAACGAAGTACGAACCGAAGATGATAGGTCAGGTTAAAGAGTACATACAATCTTGCGGTCGGTTACAAACAGAGTTACCGACAGTGGATGGTGTAGCTCTTTTATTAGGTGTGGATGACGATCAAATAAACGAATGGTCAAAAAAATATCCTGAGTTTCACGCCACAATAAAAGAATTAAAGGCTACACAAAAGGATCAGTTAATAAACGATGGAATGTACGGAGGCAAAGAAGTTAATAGCACAATGGCTATATTTCTTTTAAAGGCAAACCACAACATGATTGAAACTGAACGGAAAATGTTAGTCGGTGAAGGAGGAGGAGATATAAATGTCAAGATTATTGAAGACAAAAAAAATGAATAAATGGATGTTTCACTTGCAATTAAAAACTTTCCTGCGCAACAAAGTATCTTTGATTCAAAAGCACGCTATAAGATTGTTGCGAAAGGTAGGCGTTTCGGTTTAACCAAAGGTGCCGCTAATGATTTCATTAAGGAAGCGCTAGAAGGAAACTTTAAGCGGGGACTTTGGGTAGATACGGTAAACGCAAATATTGAAAGATATGTAGAAAGATATTTTCTACCGCACCTTAAAAAATTACCAGCAAGTATTTGGAACTGGCGGAAGCAAGCCAAGATATTAGAACTTAAAAACGCATTTATAGATTTTAGATCGGCAGACAGACCTGAAAATATAGAAGGATTTGGTTACGATAAGTTATTTATAAACGAAGCGGGAATAGTTTTAAAAGATGAATATCTTTGGGATAATGCAATAAAACCTATGCTTTGGGATTATCAGCCAAGTTGTGTAATAGGCGGAACACCTAAAGGAATGGGTGTATTCAGGCAATTATCAGAATTTGGAAAAGATATAGACAAGCCGGATTATCAATACTTTCATTTTACAAGTTTTGACAATCCATACTTACAGTTAGAACTCTTGAAAGAAGACATGAAGCAAATGCCTGAAAGGGTTGTTAAGCAGGAGATATATGCGGAGTTCTTACAAGATACCGGAGTTGTTTTTAGAAATGTAACTGATGTAGCCGATGCAGTACCAAAACAACCAATAGGGGATCACGCCTATGTCATGGGTGTAGATTTAGCCAAAGTAACGGATTTTACAGTTATATCTGTTTACGATAGAACTACTAATCACCAAGTGTATCAGGACAGGTTTAATAAGTTAGAGTGGCCATACCAGAAGCAAAAGATAATTGAAATAAGTAAACACTTTAATAAGGCTCTAACTATGATAGACGCAACAGGATTAGGCGATCCGATAGCTGATGATTTGGCAAGAGCCGGAGTAGCAATAGAACCTATCAAATTTACAAACGAAACGAAGAAAGAGATGATCGAGAAGCTGGCAATTTATATAGAACAGAGGCACATTCACATACTTAACATAGAAGATAGCATAAAGGAGTTTAATAACTTTACTTACGATATAAGTTCAAGCGGAAGAGTAATGTATAATGCTCCGGTTGGTTTTAAAGACGATATTGTTTTTAGTCATGCATTAGCAGTCTGGTCTTTGCAACCATTGTTTAAAAGAAAATATGAAAAGCCAAAAACACCATTACAAATCACATACGAAGAAGACCTCAAACGGTTCAATGAAGACCAAGAATATCATGACGCATGGTGATACAGAAGTAAGAGACGCTTTGAGATGGGTTGCGAATATTTTAGAGTGTTCGCAAATACCGTTTATAGTTCTTGGTGACTTAATGAAACAAATAGTTTTAAAAGAAGACGTAAGCGTAGACAAAATAGAAATAGGCATACAGCAAAACTCCTGGAATAGTACAACTAAACCACTTGTAGATACATTCTTACTTAACACGCCATTTGCCGGTAAGAGTTTAGAAGAGCCTGTAAGTTTTGAATGGGCTGGTGTACCAATAGAGTTAAAGATAATCAAAAAGAATTACGAGTTCTTCAAGAATCCTGACTTTATGTTTTATTGGGTAGATGAATACAAGATTCCGAATCCGTGGGAAAAGTATTTTAAAAGCAGATATTTAATAAAATGACAGAAGTAGTTGTAATTATAAGTTTGATAGTTTTAATAGGTTGGCAAGAGTATCACAACCGCAAAGAACGCGCAAAGCTGGTTAATGCAATACTTTCAAAGAGTGTTAATGATTTTAAAGAATTAGAGTTAGCTGATAGGACGGATATAAAGATACGTCCTCCTAAAGAACCGAATTTAATAGCAACCGATAATCTAAGTGATGATGAATGGTTTGAGAAAGAAATAAAACCTAAGAAATAAATATGCCGGATAATACATTTTCAACAGAACGAATTACTACAGATAGAATAGGACAACATGTAGAAGAATTAATAACCTACGCTAAGACCATCAGGCGTTCATTTGAAAGACGCTGGTATGACAATTCATTCTTTGATGACGGATATCATTATAGGTATCTTCAACAGACAACAAACAAAATAGTTGACTTATCCGATAGGTCTAATATGTACAATCCGATGCGTGCTATTCCTAAAGCATCAAGACAAATAAGAGGAGTGGCAAACTTACTGGTTTCTTCTGATCCGACACCGGTTATATTTCCTGAGAGAGTTCTAAAAACACTTTATGCTAATGATCAGGTTTACCAGACAGCGTTAAAGACCGCTAAGGATGCTGCAAGAAAACGCAGTTTCTGGATGGACAATGAATTTAAACATCAGGAGTTAGCCGAGAAGATGGCCTTCATGGTATTACTGGCTGCTAAGTATGGTGTAAGCTGGCTACAGATATGGCCGGATGCAGTTGAAGAACAAATTAAAACACAAGTCTATGATGCGTTTGATATCTATTGTGTAGGCAGTTTAACAGACATAGAAGATTCACCGTTTGTAGGCAAGGGTGTACCAAGACTAATATCACAAATTAAAGCCGATGAAAGATTTGATAAAGAACAACTGACTAAAATATCCCCGGATAATAAACGTGCTTCAAGTGAAATCAAAGAAGCGTATCTAAACGTAAGATACGGTAAAGAAAGCAATCCTGATACCGCCGCAACACTTCTTCAAAACGAAGTTTACTTAAAAGAATATCTAACCGGTGAAGTAATGCAACGTGTAAGACTTCAGGATGACGGCGACAAGATATTAAAAGGCAAGAAAGAAGGCGATATGGTAATGCGACAGGTGTTTACTGCCGGTAATGTTTGGTTAAGAGATAGGTATGTTAAGTTAAATAAGTATCCGTTTGTTGACTTCAGGTTTGAACCGGGTCCTATTTATCAAGTTCCGTATATTGAAAGATTTATACCTCAAAACAAATCCATAGATGCGGTTGTTTCAAGAATTGAGAAGTTTACTCACACTATGGCAGTAGGTGCTTATATGAAGCGAAGCGGAGAACAAACTAAGATAACTAACGATGCCGGTGGACAAGTGCTTGAATACGAACAAACAAAACCGGAACAAATGCAATTAGCGGCTATGCCGGCTTATATCTTTAACTTTTTAAGTTATCTTAATCAACTTGTGGAAGAACAGGGTGTATCAACAACTACACTAGGTAAACTACCTGCAGGAGTAAAAGGTTATCAGGCAATTGAAAGTATGAAAGAAAGTGAATACGCAAATTTAGTGATATCTTCAAGGAGAGTTAAAAGAACGCTTCAAACTGTAGCCGAGCGTATGTTAGAGCTGGCTGATGAATATTTTGTTACTCCGCAAGAGGTTCAATACCTAGATAAAGGCAATCCAAGTTTCTTTCAGGTTATCGGAGGTACAGCACTTGAAAGCAGAAGAAAATTAAAAGTAGAAACACCGGAAGATGTCATACCTATCAGAAAGAGTCTTAAGGTGGAAGTTGAGATACAAAGCGGTGCTGCTTACACAAGAGAAGGCAAGAGAGAACTTTCAAAGCAATTAATAGATACTATGCTTCAGTATTCACAAGCCGGTTTAGTACCGCCTGAAAGCGTTAAGGTGGCATTTGAACAATGGCTACAAGATTATGGATTCGGTGCAACAAGTGAATTCATGGAAGCATGGGAAACAGCACAAAAGCAAGGCGGAATGGCACAGGCTAATATGGATCAGATTAAAACCGCAGTTGCTGAAGTCATGCAAGATTTGTCCAAGTCAGGAATGTTCCCGACACAAGAGCAACGGGTACAGGAGGGTATGGTTGCTACGGCTCAAGCTATTCAAGATTCAAAATTAGCCGATAATAAACAACCGCAACAACCAGAAGATAAAGGACCATCTAGATCAATATCTTTTAAAGATTTACCCCCTTCCGGACAATCACAACTAGCTGCACAAGCAGGAATTCAGTTAAGTCAGCAAGAGATAGAGGCTAAGCAACAACAGGATCAGCAACAAGCACAACAGCAAGTGCAGATGAAACAACAATCGAAAGGGGGACAAAATGGATAAGATTAAACAAGCTATTCAATGGTTAAAAGATGAATACGAAAAGAAGAATCCTAGAACGATCGAGCTTGGTAAAAAGAAAGGTAAAGAAGCTGTGGCTTCGGCTAAAGAAATATCTAAACCATCACCAGAACCTACAGTAGAAGAGTTAATACAAGCAATAGTTGGGGGTTCAAACGGCGATCCTGTTGCAACTATGGCAGCCCAAATGGTTAATACCGGAAAAACGATGCCAGTGTTTCAACAAAATCCTTTCTTGCCGGTTGCTATATCACAACTTGAATCACGTGGGTTTAAAGATTTCGGAGTAAATCCATTAGTTACTCAGCCAAAACAGGGTTTCGGTTGGGCGCCGGGGATTCAGGGTTATAATCCTCCGATCGAAAGAGTGTTACAAGATATGATGAGTGCCGTAGGAACAGATAGGTCAGGAGAAACGAATCCTGTAAGGTTAAGAAATGCTGGTTATTATCAAAAGTTCAGAGACAATCCTTCAGATATTGCAGGATTTGCTCAACAATATGCAGGTCCAGTAACTGCACAAAATCCAAATGCGGGTGGAATATATGCATCCAATCTGTCAACCGTTATGAATAGATACGCTGAAGTATTAAATAAAATATTACAGAAAAGAGGATCGTCTTATACTAAGAGATATTAATATGCCGTTAATGACTGGATCTAGTAATAAAGTAATAAGCGGAAATATAAGTGAGTTAAGACATTCTGGTTACCCTGAAAAGCAAAGTATCGCCATTGCTATGAGTAAAGCAGGTAAGAAAAAAAAGAAGAAAGGTAAATCACACGCATTTACTAAAGAGCAAATTAAAATGGCGAGGGGGATGAAATAATGTCAAGAAAATTAGTAGTATTACAACCAATGATAGTTTTTGATCCGCAGGAAACCGGATGGATTAGAGTTTCTGATTATGAGAAGTGGTATGCACGGAGTCTTAACAATTCCGGTTTAGAAGGTGAGCGGTTAGAAGTTGCAGGTCAACCGTGGTCGTGTATTTATAAGATAAGCAAGACAGCAGAAGCTCCACAACTTATGCAAAAAGATACCGCAAGACCGGTTAAAGAACAAATTGAAAGAGCAAGACAAAAAATAAAAGGAGTTAAAAAATGAGTGACCAAAATGCAAGACAGGATGAAAATAGATTTCCAGCCATAACTGCACACACAGGAACAGCGGGAACTGCTGAAACCGTCAGATTGGTGGCAACTTCAGGTGGTGCGTTAAGTGTTGATTTGGTAAGTGGGGATACCATAAACATAGGAACAGTGAATTTAGGTACGATAACCAATGTCGGTTCTATTGGAACATTATCTGGGATTGCAGGCGGTTCGCTTTCCAACATCGGTAAAGTCCACAATGCGGGAAGTGTAGCGAGCGGTTCGCTTTCCAACATTGCCTACATTCACGAGATTGGTACTATGCCGGCAATATCGGTTGGGGAGTCAACCGGAGGTACGTTAGATATTATTACCCGTGTTGGTTCGATAGATACTATTGGAACGATGCCCGCCATAAGTCTTGCACTAGATACCGGAACTATAACTACTGGAAGTTTGGCTAATATAGCGAAGATACACAATGCTGGAACCGTAGGTTCTGTTATAGGAATAGGGACAATTTCTGATATAGGGACTTTGCATGTAGGGACGATGACAGCCACACTTACGTTGGATACGGGAACCATTACAACCGGCTCTTTAGCCAATATCGCTAAAATCCATAACGCAGGAACGGTCGGGTCGGTAATTGGAATTGGTACAATTACCAATATCGGCACCATTGGGTCGATCGAGGGTATGCCAGCGGCTACTCTGGCAATGAATTCAGGTACAATTACCACTGGTTCTCTAAGTAATATTGCACTTGTTGGCAGTATCACTGGTTTAGGAACAATAACAAATATCGGAACTATTGGAAGTATCGTAGGCATGCCTGCCTCTACTTTAACGCTAAATACAGGTACGATTACCACTGGTTCATTAACAAATGTTGCGCTTGTGGGTAGTATTACTGGACTGGGTACGATAACCAACATAGGTACAATCGGTTCTATTGTAGGTATGCCAGCATCAACACTGACTTTAAATACGGGAACCATTACTACCGGATCTCTGTCTAATGTAGCTTTAGTGGGTTCAATAACAGGACTTGGTACTATTACTAATATCGGAACCATAGGTTCTATCGTTGGAATGCCAGCCAGTACACTTACACTTAATACCGGCACCATAACAACGGGGTCGCTTACTAATGTGGCGTTAGTTGGTAGTGTCGTTGGAATTGGAACTGTATCGAATACTGTAACGACTTCGGGTACAGTTACTGGGGTTGGTACAGTTACAACAATCGGAACACAGATTGGTTTGGGAGTTCTTACTACTGTCACTACAGTAGGCTCGATTACTGGAATTGGTACTTTATCTAATGTCGGTTCAATTAACACGGTAACCACCACTGGAAGTCTTACTGGACAGGGAACGCTCACTAATTTGGGTTCAATTACTACTCAAGGCACATTAGTAGGTGCGGGTGTTGTAACAACTGTTTCAAACGTAACAAATGGAAGCATAAACATACTAACGGGTACAATTCAAAGTTCTGGGACTACAACTGGTGTGGGTGTCGTTTCCAATCTTACAAATGGCTCTGTAAATATTTTAACTGGAACAATTCAATCCGCAGGTACAACCACTGGTGTGGGTGTTGTGTCAAACTTAACCAACGGATCAGTTAATCTTCTTACGGGTACGGTTACTTCTGTTACAAATTTGGCAGACGGAACGGTTCATATAGATCAAACACCAGTAAAACTTGGTACGGCATTTTCTACTTATGGAACAACCGGAGCGGCGGTTTGGGGAACAATTATTGCCGCTTCCGGTGCAGGAACAAGACAATATGTTGAAAATGTGGATATCGTTGTTCATTCAGGAACGGTTGGTGTGGTGGTCACAAATATCGGCATTGGCGGTTCAACGGGTGCCGGTGTATTGGCAAGAGGTGCATTTCCTGCGGGTGGGGGTATTCAAAGAAGTTTTTTCCCTCCCGTTGCAAGCGGAACAAACGGAACAATATCTTATTGGTTGGGTGGTGCGGGAACGGCAAGTATAGATATAGTTTATTGGCAGGGGGTTTAATATATGGCTACAACTACCATTGAATCACACGGAACAGCGTCTTTTATAGTTAGTTATTGGGTGTCGCCATAAAATGAATGAAAATACCAACAAACATATCATCCGAAGTTCTAGCTAAATATTCTATTGATAGAACAAATTTATCTTTTAGTGTAACACCTAAAGATAATCCTAAAGACAGAATACAAGTTGAGTTAGGAGATTCTAAAGATCCTACAACCTTCCAACCCCAGTTTAAATTAATGCGTTGGGACAATGAAGTAAACTGTTCTGTCCGTTTAAAAGACTTTGATAACTACACACTATCTACTGAAGCGGAAAAGATAAAGTTAGTTACTCCAACTAAAGAAGTACATTTATATGATTTACCCATAGATGAGAATAATCCTGAAGGTGCATATGAGTTTAATTTAGTTTTAAAAGAAAAACCACCAACTGATAAGATTGAATTTACACTTAATACAAAAGGATTAGGCTTCTTTTACCAGCCAGCTCTCACTCAACAAGAAATAGACCAAGGAACAGAAAGACCTGAAAACGTAGAAGGAAGCTATGCGGTCTACCACAAAACAAAAGGTGGAATGAATGATGCGGCAGGAATGGAATACAAGGTAGGAAAAGCCTTCCATATTTATAGACCTAAAGTAACAGATGCTGATGGAAAAGAAATTTGGGGAGAATTGAATATAGATGTAGAAAAAGGAGAACTGATTGTAACAGTAGACCAGAAGTTCTTAGATAATGCAGTATATCCAGTAGTAGTTGATCCGACATTTGGGTTTATAGGAGTAGGTGCTAGCACATCAACAATAGCGAATGGATCCGCAAATCAATGTGGCCGTGTTGGTTATGGAAGTGGTTTAAATACAACTACGGCGGCAGGAACTCTCGATTCTTTTAATGCCGCTTTGAAGTTGTCTGGCGCTGGAAGTGAAACTGTTGGCATTACAACTTTTATGAATGATGAGAATACGGCAACAGATTCTCATGCAAAAGTGGCAAGCGTAGATTCAGACAAAACCATAAACAGTACAACCGCATCTTGGTTTACTTTTACTGCCGCAAGCGAAGCAATGGCGGCTGATACATATCTTCTAAACATTGTTGGAAATCATAATGACATCTCTGGAACTCTTAGTATACGGGTAATGTACGATTCGATTAGGGGAAATGTAGCTGGTACTTTTTATTCTGAAACTTTCCAAGGTGCTGGCGGTGATACTGACTACGCAAACTCGCAAGAAGACCCTTGGACGGCAACTGATAGTGTGACTGGAGGATCATATATATATTCATTATATGTTACTTATACTCCTACAGCATCTCAGACAGTAACATTGTATTATCCGTATGGAACGTATACATGGACAGCTCCAACTGGAGTAACATCAATTACCGTTAAAGCATGGGGTGGTGGAGGAGGAGGATATGCATATGATAGTGCCACAGGGGGAGCTGGCGGCGGTGGTGGGGCGTACGCATCTTCTATTGTTGCTGTAACACCTACCACTGGATATACAGTTACTGTTGGTGATGGTGGCAGTAAAGGTAATAATGGGGTTGATTCACAGTTTATCGGAGATGATAAAACTGTTCTTGCTGATGCTGGTACGGGTGCGACTAGTATAACTGCAAATGGTGTCGGGGGTACCTTGGCCGGTTCAACTGGAGATACGGAGGCGGCGGGTGGCCCTGGTGGGGACGGAACTACTGATGATGCTGGTGGTGGGGGCGGTGGAGCTGGTGGCCCCCATGGAACTGGCGGAACTGGCGCAAATGCGGTTACAACTGCTGGAGGTGCTGGTGGTGCTGGAGATGCTGGTTCTGGAGGGACTGCTGGTACTGGTGGTGCTAATGGCGTTGACGGCGGAGATGGTGGTTTTAGCTTAAATGGTGGAGGCGGTGGTGGGGGGGCTGGAAATGGACGATATGGTGGAGACGGTGGCTTTCCCGGTGGCGGTGGTGGGGGTAGCGAATATAGCTCAGCAAGGAATCTTGGTGCAAGTGGTTTGATTACTATTACCTATACCGCACCAGCAGGAGGAGGAGAAACAGTAAATGTTTCTTGGCGTTCACTTCTTGGAGTTGGGATGTGTTGGGTTGCTCTTTTCTTTAAACCGATTTTTGACTTATTAAGGAAAATTTAGTATTATTAGCTTATCGATAATTAAATCGACACGGTGGATTCAGAAGGCCAACACAAGGCCTTCTTTTTTTATGGAAGGCTTACGGTTCCCCAAAGGAAACCGAAGATTGTAGGTGAAAAAAGA